TTAGCGTTACACTGTAAAGTTACTACGAGAGTAGCATTTATGGTGAAAATACCTTTCAATTTCTCAGCATAGATAGACTTGGTCAATGGAGTATCCCAGTTGTGCAGAGTAAAGTCTGTCATAACATCAGCAGCTACAAACTCACCAGACTCCAACTTAACAGGTTTAGACAAATACCTCATGATAGAGGAAGATCTGTCTGTCTGGAAAGAAGAGGTCCACTCAATAGCAGAAACTCCCGCAGTAGGAGTCTCCTGATCGACAACTCCGTCGTTTTGAATGACGACGTCTGCGCCGCCGTCATCTCCGGCCTGAACTTGGGCCGCTAGTGGTATACTAACTTTTGAAGTGTCACCATCGCATACCGCATAATGGTGGTCACTGTCGCAACCGTTGTTGGGTGTAATAAACATATTTGGTTTTATATCGTCAAAACTGACGAAATCACATGCTAAATTCAACACCTCTTCAAATGTGACATAAAAGTCGGTGCACTGAAGCTTGGTATCATAATTGGTCCACAATTCACGATTAATGATTGGGACCCATTTATGATAAACTTCTTTTCCATGGAGCGATAGCTCCCTGACAACATGATGAGCTTTATCGATTAAAATCTCATTGCTGTCACGTACTCTAGTCCAGTTTAACTGACTGAGCACCGCCTGAAGTTTCATTGGTCCTACATACCTGTTAAGCATGCTGTCGAATCTCCAGGTTCTCTTCAAAAAAGAGACCTCACCTATAGTCCTTTTGATATCAGTCCTCACGGAATTCTTATCTTCAGGAGTATAAACCATACCGAATTCAGCAAATATTGGTCCTAAGACATATTCGTTGAAATCATCCGCATAAATATCATTCACAGAAAATACACAATCATCACCGAGAGCAACTAAATAAACCTCTTTATTAAATATATAAAAGGAGGAGGGACCGAAACCAACAGCTCGCTTAAATGCTAACTTATGATATATCCTGTTTATCATGGTATTGATAACAGCAGTCATAGGGTTACCTGATGGCAAACCGCAGTCCCATATATTTACAACTCCCTTAACTATGTGAACGGAATTGATAATTCTTCTCCAAAGGAAAAATCTAATCTTCTTCTCGTCATCAGTACTATTGGAGTAAAATGATTCTATGATATCCAAAACAGCCTCAAGCATTTGAGCAGACTGTTTAGTGTCGAAACCTGAGAAGTCTCCAGCATTCATATATTTACTTTTAGAATGTAGACTCTTCGCTATCTCGTCCCATTCTTCACCGTATGGATTAACACCGACAGCACTACCATTATATATCCTATTCTTAGTATACCAGAGCATAAATGCTCCAAAGTACATTCTGAACATTGCCAACATCTTAATGCTGCCGGCAGATATAGTTCTAGTTTTACCTATGGCGTTTTTCTATTTTGAGACCAGTTCATCCTTCAGACAATCGACAAAATACATTTCGGGAATGATATTACTATCAACTATCCCAACAATGTCACCTTCGATTTCTCGAATGAGATCAAGACACTGAGGGGAAGTAAACTCGAAATCCTGGCCGGAACCAAAGAAGTCTTGTTTACCTGGTTTAACCCTATTGAGAATATACGGGTACCCACATGAGGTTTTCCTAGAGACAGATCCCAATTCGGCATAATCCAAACCTTCTACGCTTTCTTCAAAAGTAAGTATAGTAGGCTGAACATAACAATGCTCATTATGACCATAAAAGTCTATCTCAGAGTTCACCAGAACTTCATAATCTACGATAGGAATAATCTTATCCTGCACTGTATTATATCTAGCTAAAGAGATAACAGCAGGGTCGTATTTTACACCATCTTTATGAAATTCATGAAGCTTAGAAGGCAGACGATCGTTTTCGATGATTTTGTCAAAAAGTCTCGATTTGGTGAGGGTAGACTTGCCAGATCCGGCAAGAGGTTTAACCTCTTCGAGCCTCAAGAACTTACCATCAAAAGGGTCGTTACTCTGCAGCTTAGCTGATCTCTCCATCAGTGGATCGATGACAACATCATCTAGACCCATCAAATCATCCCTGAAAACAGGAGACGAGAAAGACATAGCTCCTTCGCCGGCAGAATGTAGACCTATGATCTTACCTTTCTGTAAGCTAGAATTTATCTCAACCATCAGAGATCCGCAGAATCCGTTGGCGTTAACCATTTGCGTCCTGTAGACTCCGCATCTTGAGCCGAAACCATTCCACTTAAGAGTAAAGTCAGGCATGAATACAGCATCCGCCTCGCTTATTTCCATAGCTATTTTGGTGGGTTCTCTCTGGTTTACAAAAGGCCTAAAACGCCTGATTCCGTCATATTTCTCCTTGAATGAAGATCTCTCCTTGAACAAGTGTCTGATATCCTTATGAGCATTGAACCTAGTAGGCATTTTAACTATGACTTGGTCCCTACCATCCATATCGTCTGAAGGAATCATACCAATAAACAGTTCTCTCATAGAAACAGCCCAGTCTTTACTGTCTGAGTGTTTGTCTACGCAACGGCGCAGATAAACAACCTCATCAGAAGAATCAGACTCGGGATCGTCACCACACCTCGCTAAAAAGATTTTAAGGAAATGACTTGGCATTATAGCATAGTACCCACATATGAAAGTAACTTGACCTATGACCTTGTTGTTTGAATGCAACAGATAAGCGTTCTTTTCTATTATAGAAAGGAACATATTCTTACCGTTACTATCATAA